TTAGCACTGTTAAGTCTACGTCTAAGAAAGTGGCTAAAGCGGCCAAAGGAACTACGCGTAAACTTTCAGCATGGCAGCGATACATCAAAAACAAATCAAACCACATTAAATTTAAGCGTGGAGACAAAAAAGGAAGATTAGATCTAAAGAGAATGTCAGCTGCTTTCAAAAGGAGTCGAAAGTAATGTTCACTCAACTTAACCCTAAGTCAAAGCCTAAGCCTAAATCTAAGGCTAAGCCTAAACCTAAAAAGGAGGATAAATAATGGCTGATGAAGAACTAGAACGTATTCTTAGAATAGAGATTCCTTCATGTAGTGTTCAGAGTTCGGACGGAGAAAATTATGATACTCTCAGTTTAAACGGTTGGTCCAATACTGGAAACGTATTACACTGGCAAGGTTCTATTGATTTATCCGGTTATGCTTTAGATCGCAAAACATTGTACCCATCTACTTCAATATATCAAAAAGCATACCCTTACCTTCAGTTTAACGGGTTTGGATGTACAGAAATGGTCCTGGTAACTTCTATTCCTATTAGTATAGCCGATCTCTTGCTTTATCCTGGCAATCTAACCGCGCCGGGGTTTACACAATCTTCCGCAACTGCAGCAGCTCAACAAGATTGGACTACAGTATTATTTGGACGTACTAATATTCATCTAACTAATGCTACATTACCTGCTTTAGGTGTAACTCAATTGATTAGTAGTGATTCTTATGGTTCTCTTTCACCAACCGCGGCTGACAAATTGTACGTTTACAAAGTTGTAATACCTGCAACTGTAGGAGGATTTATCGGTTCTTCGTTAGAAGTAGCTTCTTCTAGACTTGTTATACCTGGTAGTATGATGCAAGAACCTAAACTTGAATACATGATGAGACTAAAGAGATCATACGAACTAGCTAATCAGGTGTAAGTATGGCCACAAATTATCCAGAACTTAGACGTACAGGAAAATTCATCTATGAACTATGGGAAGGTAGGCCCGACTTGCCTGCATGGTTCTCTTTTGCTAAAGGTTCACCTGCCGCGGTAGGTATTGAAGCTGCTGAGGCATTTATTGATTTACAGTTTGAAGCGGCAATTGCTATTGACCAAGGGAAAGTAGCAGGTAAAGACCAATATGGATCAGTTGAAAGAGATCGTGTTGAGTCTCTAGGGTTCAAACCTATTTGGACTCCCGGTAGCTTTCAAGTTTAGTTTTCTATTTCTTCTTGTGGAACTTGTTCAATAATCATAGTTTGTTGGCCGCAGCATTCTAAACCTTCATTACTATGCCATATTACTAAAGCCATAGGCATAAAACCAAACATTCGATTCTTATCTCCGCACTTCATACATTGAACAGTAGTTAAGCCATAACTCATTCAATCAACCCCACAAATATTGTTTTCTTTCCACATTCTTTGCATGGAAGTCCACCTTTCAACATGTCCGGGTCAGTGTTCAACATTGTCAAGTCGCATCGATGACAATAAGCTCCATACTTTTCATCGAGCTCAGGCTTCGCTTTGTATTGTGTAGCCTGTTTCTTCATCAATTCTTGTCTAATCCACGCACTAAAATTATCCATTTTGCGTGCAATCTCGTAAGTAGTAGGACAAAGTGTAATTGTTTTATGTCTCATTCTTCTTCCTCCAAACATGGACAATCTAAATCGGCACAAAAGCCGGGTTGACATCTCATTCTTCCACCTTAATATAAAATTCACAGTCTGGGTCAATGTAATAGGGTGTGCATAGACAATTATAGGCTTCGTTATGTGCAGTTTTTTGGCTCATATTACATAGGCAGTCTATAATCTTATATTAAATGTATGTATGTATTAGAGAAAAAAGAGGCAAGCCCCTATATCCTATGGCTTCTTGGCATAGGGTGGGTGTGCTGGGGAGACTAACTATGGCGTGCTTTAGTAAAGAAGATTTAATCCTTGGATAGATGCGAACATGTTCGTTTAGTTTAATAACCGTCAATAATTGGCAGTGTTATGGCTAAAGCAAAGACAGGTAGTTTTTACCTAACAGAAACAATAGAGCTCCCAGCGGCAACTGCAACTGGGAGTAGAGTACAAGGAACAATAGATTTAGGAGCATACGTTAATGTCCCTACCGGGCAAGCGATCGCAATAGAAAGTGTAGACTTTATTCTTCAAGCTGGAACTGGATTTGGCGGTTCTTTGAAAGATTTCCTTACTCAAGATGGGTGCATTACACAACAATTAACTGATTTAAATCCGGGAACAAGTTTTGTTAGAGCTGATAATCAAAGTCTCATTGCTAGTGGATCACTTAACATTGATAAAACTGCTAACCTAGCATCACATACTAATGATTTGTACCCAGACAATTTTGGCCCTGCTGCTTTATCTGAAGCATTTATGGTTGTTAATGATACATTGTATCTAGTCGCTGGACCTAGCGGCGCAGATATTGATGCTTCATCTGTCTTTGTAACTGCTAGAATCCGTTGCAGAGTTGTTAAACTATCTTCTGAAGACTGGATGGCCATCGCTATACAATCAACCGCTAGTGATAACTGAGTGTGATACACTTGGTTAAAATAGAAGGGACTCTCGATGAAATACGAGAACTTGTTGGCGACGTTAAGCGCACTGTTAGCACTGTTAAGTCTACGTCTAAGAAAGTGGCTAAAGCGGCCAAAGGAACTACGCGTAAACTTTCAGCATGGCAGCGATACATCAAAAACAAATCAAACCACATTAAATTTAAGCGTGGAGACAA